CGTCGCCGAAGACCGTCTTGTTCGGGTTCAGCACCTTCACCTGCGGCCAGTAGATCGCGCCGAACTCGGAGAGGTTGAGCAGCGAGGCCGTCGTCTCCGTGTAGGTGATGATCTGGTTCTTGTCCTGACCGGCGGGCGGGTCGATGACCGCGAACACCGACAGGGCGCGCGTGTCCTCGCAGTACGTGATCATCGCGTTGTGGACTGCCGCGGTCGGGCGGTCGGGCACGGCGAGGATCGAGAGGTCGATCGAGGAGTCGAGGACGCGGATGCCAGTCGGTCCCGCGTCGGAGCCGATGAAGTCGAGGTCCGCCAGGCCGACGAGCCCATCATCCCCACCCGAGAGCGGACCGAAGAGGCCGTTGACTGGGCGCCGCTGCAGCGCCGTGCCGGCGGCGACGAGGTCGGTGAACTGCACGAGCTGCGATCCGACGTTCGGATCGTTGATCACCGTCTCCGCGTAGCTGTCCGAGGTCGGGTCCATCGTGAGGTTCGGGAAGGTCTGGATCACCAGCCCGCCGTCGAGCACCTGGACGTTGAACTCCTCGGCCACGCCGGAGGTCGCCGCCTTGATGCAGATGGTGATGTCGTCCGAGTACGAGCCGTCGTAGCGCGCGGGGACGTCTGCGGTCGGCACGGCCGCGCCGGAGGTGCCGGAGTGCGTCGCATTGTCGAACCCGAACTCGTCGTCCGCCGTCGACGGCGCCTCGACCTGGACGGAGAAGGCGGCGCCCGCGGTGTCGCGCGTGACGAGCGTCTGCCCGCCGCTGCTCGACACGGTGACGCCAGCCACCGCGGCCTCGATGACCACCTTCGCCTCGGCGACGGTTACCGCATCGATGAAGGCCACGTTGCCCGTGCCGGTGCCGGTGCCGCCGGTGCCGGTCGGGAAGGCGAGCGCGCCGTTCGCGGTGCCGCCCGTGACGTCGACGGTGGAGCCGGTGCCGCGCGAGTCGGAGGTGATGCGCACCGCCGGACCGGCGACGACGACGGCCGACAGGCCGACCGTCTCCGCGTTGATCACCGCCGCCACCTCGGCCGCCGTCGCGGTGCCGATGGTGACGAACTCGGCGGTATTGAAGGTGACCGTCTGCACCGGGCCGCCATCGATCGACAGCGTCAGCGTCTGGAGGTCGACGATCGCGTAGGTCTCCGCACCCGAGTCCTGGAACGCAGCGACGGCCGTGAAGGTCGCCGTGAGCGTGCCGCCCGCGTCGATGGAGAAGTCGAGCGTGTCGCCCGGCTCCAGGTCGAACGGCTCCGCGGTCGTGCCGAGGACGCTGCCCTGCGTCGGTGCGCCCGCGCCGGTCGCGAGCTGTAGCGTTCCCGCCGTGCTCGTCTTCGTCACCGTGGAGGTGACGTCCGTGTAGTGAACGGTGCGGACGAAGTCGAGGACCTGGCCGCTGTTCTGGAAGAACCCGCGGACGGCGTGCGACGCGTCGCCGTCGACGATGTCGCCGCCGAAGACGTTGAGCCACTCCTCGAACGAGGAGGAGCGCACGCGCTCCCCGATCGGACCGCGCTCCGTGATCCCGACCATGCCGAGGATGTTCGTCGCGACGCCGGCGATCTGCCGGATGCGCGGCTGCTCCTCGACGATGATGGTCTTTGAGGCGAGTAGTTCGGTGCTCATGGTTCTCTACCTCTCCTTCACTCGTCCGTGGCGACGTCCGCGGCGGTGCCGCGACCGCGCGAGGAACTCGTGCTGGGCTTGGTCCTGGTCTTGGTGGTGGCGACGGACTCGGCCACGATGAGCCGGACCTTCCCCGCCCTCACCGCGTCGCGGATGGCGGGGACGGAGGCAATCTCGTCGGGCAGGTCTGCGATGGAGTCACCGCCGAGGAGCGTGAGGGTGCCGGAGAGCTTTCGCTTCACCTCACGGAACCCGACCTCGCCGGTCCGCGGGTTGTGCTCACTCACGCGGATCGTGGTGACCGCGTAGCCCCACCGGGGGCGGAAGAAGACGGGGTGCCTCAGCTCGAAGAGCTGGCGCCGTCGCTGCATGTTCACAAGGGTCGTAGCCATCAGCACTTTCCTCCACCAGGCCCTGGGCCGACACGGTAGCTCACGCCGGTCTGACTGACACCTACGGTGACTGGGTCGTCCACGTCCTCAGTCATACCAGTGAGATCCCTCGCGGCCTCATCCGTGAAGCCGGCCAGGTCCTCCAGGTCGAACCCGCGCACGACTACGGAGCCCGTCGCGGTGCGGAGGTTCGAGTTGTTCGGGGCCTTTCCAGCCAGAAGGTCGCCGCCGGTCGTCACGTCGAACTCATACCTCACGCGCCCCTTTGACGGATCGTCCGGGTCGCGTGCGACGGTGAGGTAGGGGTTCCGGTGCATGAACTGAGTCCACAGTGCGGACAGGTTCAGCAGCTCGATCTTACTGTCGGTCACGAGGAGGACGTCAAACTCCAGGTCGACCGTGTGCGGCGCGTTCCGCAGCAGGACGGTGTCGTCCGACTGCACCTGCTCGACTGTCCCGTTCACCGAGTAGAAGCGGTTCTCAGGCAGGTCGGGACCGAGCAGCGCGATGCCCGGCACCTCCGCCAGGTTCACGAGCTGGAGCAGGTCCTCCGACTCACCATCCCAGTCGGTGTGCGTGGTCAGGCTCACGTTCGCGATCACCTGCCGCCGCACCTCACGGATGAGCGATCGCACGACGTGCACGAGGCACGACTGGGTCGCAAGCTGCACCCGCTCGTAGAGGTAGGCGTCGGGGACGACCACCTCCTCCCCCACGATCGGATCGCCCAGGTCGTCGAGGTTGCGGATCGTGATGTCCACCCGCCCCTCCCCGTAGGCGTAGGACACGACCGAGACGCCCGACGTCGGACCCTCCGCGGCCAGGGTCACTGCCGGGTCGAGCGTGAGCACGAGCGCCGACACGACCGCGATCAGGTACTCGGTCTTCGGCCCGTTGTCGTTCGAGGTCGAGCCGACCACCCGCACCCGCTGCCCGGCCCGGAAGCCGTCGGTCACCCAGGACCCGGCGTCGCGGGTCACCGTGGGCGCTCCGCCGGGCGTGAACGTGAGATCCGGGGTGCCGGCCATCCGCACACGCACTGCCGCCACAGGGGAGATGGGGGCGTTCACGAGGAGTCGGTTCGACCGGAGGACGCGCACGTCCTCCACCGCCTCGTCTCCGAACAGCACCTGCACCGTCTGCGGCACCGGGGGCGCCGGCACGACGTCGGGCACCGCCGGGAGTCGGAAGCCGTCGCCGTACACCTGCACCAGGTTCCGCCCCGCGGTCGGGCCGCGGGGGGGGACGAGGTTGACGATGGAGGGCACGGCCACGATGGCGGCAGTGTACCACTGCGGCGACCGGGCAGGCCAGCCGGTGGTCACCCGCGGATCGGGAAGAGGAACCGGCCGAAGTCGCCGCCGAGGATGCCGGCGATGCGCGCGAGCATGCGGCGCGGCGAGCCCGGTCCGTGCCGGTCCTCCACCGGCTGAAGGAACGGGCGCGGCGGGATGCCCGCACCCGGCGCGCCGAACTCGTGGATCTGAGCGATGTCCGCGAGGCCGGTGCCGGAGGCGGAGCGCGCGGTGCGGAGGACGCCGACGAACACGCCGCCCGACACGCGCCGCACCTGGATCGAGCGGATGAGCGCGCCGGTGTCGATGAGCGCCTTTGAGGAGCCCTTGCGCGCGATGGTCGCCGGCTTCAGCGGGACGAAGGGCCGACCCCCGGGCGCCTGCGATCGGATGCCCCGGATCACCTCGCGCCGGAACCACTGCGCCTCCTGAAGCAGCGCGCGGTCGATCGCCCGACCGATGCGCCCCTGCGCCCCCCGGCCGCCAGGTCCGAGGATGCGCGACGCCTTCGCCCAGTCGCCGGTCAGCCGTACGTCGTCGCTCACAGGTCCGCGCCCGTCTCCCGCTCGTTGAAGGTGCAGACGAGCAGGTTGCGGCGCGAGTGCGTGACGTCGAGTCCGAACGACCGCGGCTTCGCCTCCACGCAGAACAGGCCGGGCGGGTTCCTGATGGCCTGCACGAACACGCCGCGGCGGGTGTAGATGCGGTCGATCCGATCGTTGACACGGATCAGCGCCTCGCCGCTCACCGGGTCGACGAGGCCGCGGCGTTCGAGGTCCCGGAAGTGCAGGACGATGGTGAAGTCCGCGGACGTGCCGCGGCCCGTCGCCATCATCTCCAGCTTCTCCAGCTCGTCGTCCTCGATCTGCGCTGCGCACTGCACCGTCGACTCCACCCGGTGCACCGTGCCGCGCGTCGATCCCTGCGTCGGCGCGAGGGGAACGATCACCGGCTCACGGAACTCGTCGTCGTAGCCGTCGAGCAGCGGGCCGCCGGCGTCGGGATCGGCGGCGGTCGCGGCCGTGTCGAGGCGCGCGATGTCGACGAGGAACGGGAAGATGAGTCGGCCGCGCGGCACGGGTCAGCCCCGCCCCTCGCCCGCGACGTGGTCGGGGATCGTGGCGTCGTGCAGTCGGTTCCCGAGGTCGCCGAGGCCGACCTGGAACAGCACCTCGCTCAGCGGGTGAGCCACGAGGTTGTGCAGGGTCCACCGGAACCGGCCGAGGCGTGCGAGGAGGCGGCCCATCTCACACGTTCGATCCGCCGGTGGAGCCGATGTGGATCGGCCTCCGATACTGCATGAGGATGGTGTCGATCTCGGGGTCACCCGTGAACGGCCCGACGCCCTGCCGCCCCATGTTCCCGCCGGTCGGGGCGGAGTACCCGATCTCCTGGTCACGCGTCTTCAGCTTCGTGATCCACCGACGGCGCGCCGCGTCGTCGCGGTCGTCCGACTGATCGAACATCCGCCACATCTCGCGCATGACGAGGAGCTTGGTCACGTGGCAGATGAGGGGCGGGGTGGTCCCCGTCGCGGTGCCGTCGTAGTCGGTGTAGCCGAACTCACCGACCAGCTCGACGTTCCGCTCGCCCCTCGGGAACAGGCGCCGGCCGGACGTCTGCCGATAGAGGATGGTGCCCTCGCGCGGCTGCTCCAGCTCGACCCGTGGATTCTCCCGGTCGTCGGGGTTCACGAGGTTCTCGGTGAGGTGCCGATTGTAGATGACGTACTCGTCTGGCAGCAGGCCCAGGTCGTCGACGGTGAGCGAGGTGATCGAGATGATCGGGATGCCGAGGAACATGGTGGGCGCGTTCCGCCCGTCGAGGGTGAAGGTGCGCGAGCGCGGCGCGAACCACTGCCCCGTGTAGAAGTCGACCATCGTAGTCGCGCGGTCGATCGCGGCCTGCAGGTCGACGTCGCTGATCACCGACACCGGCACGCCCTCCGCGCGCAGGTCCGCGATGTCGCAGTACCCGGTGCCGGCGCCGGGGATGATCACATCCGTGACCTGGAACTCCTCGCAGAACTCGCGCTCGGGCGACGACGGCGTCTGCTTGTAGAACCACTTGATCGTGTGCGCCCCGATCGGCTCCCCGCCGGGCACCGTCCACTCCGCGACGTAGTGCCCGGTTCCGAGCTTGTCGCCGGCCGGGCAGTCGGCGAGGTCGACGAGCGCGCGCGCTCCCACCGACACGGGGAACACCTGCACGAGGGCCGGCGGCGACGTCACGCGCTCGAAGATTTGGAACTCCAGGATCGACACGTCGATCAGCGTCCCGCCGAGGCGGAAGAAGATGTCGATGATCGGGGTCGCGCAGTCGCTGGTCTGGAGTCGCTCGATGCTAGCCACGGGTCACCTCAGCACGCTCCGGTTGAGGGTACCACCTCGGCGTTCACCGACACGCCGGAGAGGCGGCGCATGATGAGGACCGGATCGCCCGCGGTCGGCGTGAAGGGGAGCGCGGCGTCGAGCGTGATCGAGCCGTCCGCGTTGAGGTAGCCGGTGATGGTCCGCGCGATGGCGCGGCCCGTTCCGCCGGCGTCGATGACGACGGCGAGGAGGTTGTTCCAGAACCCGTCCGGCTCCGTGAGCGTCGTAGCGAACGTGGTCGCGCCGGGGGCGAAGGCGGCGGTCACCACCACCTCGATCGCGAGCGCCGGGTCGACCTCCTGCACGAACACGTCCTGCGCGCGCAGGTGGTCGGGCGACTCCGTCGTGTGCGGGGCGTCGTCGTAGGTGATGTAGGTCACCGTGAGGAACGCCTCGTCCGGCATCGCGAGCGAGGTGGCGGTGTAGAGGCCGAGCGACACGTGCGCGAGGTCGACGGTGGCGAGCGGCGCGCCGGCCGCGTCACGCACGACCGCCTGCGGAAACTTCCCCATCGCCCCGTCGTCCAGTTGGAGCGACAGGGGCACCGTCTCGCCACGCGTGATCGCGACCGCCGCCATCACCTACTCCGTCGCGTAGACGGGGACCTCCGGTGCCTGCCGAAGCAGCGACACCGCGCCCTCCGCCTTCGCCATCGGCAGCTCCGTCGCGAGTAGCTGCACGATGAAGTCGCGCTGCTGCAGCGGCAGCGCGATGCACATCGTTGGCTGCCCCCTGCCCACAGGCCCGGATGCGGGCGCCGCGGGCGGGGCGAGTGGCGTCACCGGAGGCGGCGCAGCCTCCGCACTCGGCCGCGCGCGCCCTGCGCGGCGCGGTGTCGCGGCCGCCCTCTTCTTCGTCGCCTTCTTCGTCTTCGTAGTCATGCTGATCTTCCCCTCGCGTTGAGTCGGGGAGCGTACCCCGTCAGAGGAGCGGAGTCCCGACGTAGTAGGCCGGGGACGCGCCATCCTCCGGCCCGTGCGTCAGGAGCCAGTTGTAGAGCGCGTACTGCACCTCGCCCCAGACGGGCGTGCCGGCGGCCGACGTCAGGGCGGACGCGATCAGGTCGGTGAATCGGAGGTCGGCCGGCTCCTGCTCCTGCTCCCCATACGCCCCTTCCGCGTC